GGAAATGCTCGTTAATGACATCGGTTCAAGCGGATTTGCTGGTCTAGTTTCTCTTCTTGTACTCGTTGTACTATTTAAAGGAAAGAAATCGTCATGACAGAAGCAATCAAACCAGTCGTAGACAGACTCATGGGAAAAATCATTTCCCGCAAATTCACAGTATTCTCACTCGCAACATTATTTTTATATCTCGGCAGCATCACTGGCGAGCAATGGGTTGCTATATCTTTGGGCTATATCGGTATGCAAGGCATTGCGGATATTGCTACACAATGGAAATTTGGAAAACAATAAGGAAGTAAAAAATGAAACTCACAAAAGCAAACTTACAAAAAATCATTCAAGAAGAAATAGAAAATCTCATAAGAGAAGAAGATGAAGAAGAATTAACAGATCTTCAAAAGGCAGTTATCGCTGCGAAGCCAGACGGTGCTCCAATGTCCGCCCAAGCCGACAGATTACCTCGTTGGCTTGATATAAAACTTAAAGATCTCATGAAAGATTATCGCGAAGACTTAACCGATGAGAAAGGAGAACCTCTTAAAGGACCAGCTCTTAAGAACGCTCTCGGAATAGGAACAGAAGAGAGTGAATATGAAAAGCGAATGAGGATTATGAATCAGCGTGATGAGTCATGAAAATATCAAAAGAAAAACTTAATCAAATTATTCAAGAAGAATTGGCATCACTCGCTGTGAAAGATAAAGACCTTGCCGCTGCTCTTATGGCTAAAGCAGGTCTCCCACCAAGCAAAGATACAAAAGTTGATAGACCAGATCCAGAAAGAGAAACTATTGATGTTGGTGATGCGGCACCCAAGGATCGGGCAATATCCGCCGCAGAAGACGCGACTGGTCTAAAGTGGAACCAGGGTAAAAAGTCTGAAGATTTTGTCATTTACCAAGTTGCCATGTATCTTCAAAATATCGGTGGCAGTAAAGCCAAAACCGTTGAGGACCAATCTCGCGAACAAGCGAAATATATGGGATTAGACGATCAATTAGAAGAAGGATACGAACACGAAGGCTCGATGGCTCGCAATCAACTTGGTCGCACGGCAGAATTGGCAACAATGATTCAAGGAATGATTTCAGACGATACAAACCTTGAGGAATGGGTTGAATCAAAGATCACAAAAGCACAAGATTATCTTTCATCGGTTTTAAACTATATGCGTGGTGAATCATTATCCGAGGCACAGTATGAAGGCGACGAACCCGAAGAAAATTATGCGTTAGAAAAGATGCAAGATGCCTTGTTGGAGTTGTTTCCTGGATATGATTTAGATATGGATATGGAACTCATGGTTCGCGATGAGTTGATTGAGCTTATCAAAAAGATTCGGGCTGCGATGAAAGAGAAGCAAAAAAAATGAAACTAACAAAGGCAAAACTTCTTGAGATTGTAGAAGAAGAATTACAAGAAATCATTAGAAAGTCTGGTGATGAGTTTTGTCTTTATTCTAAAAAGAAAAACCCAAAAACTGGTAAAAAAAGAAATCTTGGATGTTATCCTTCTCGTAGCGGAGCAGAAAAACGCGAAAGGGAAGTTCAATATTTTAAGAGTGTTTCGGAAAAAAAAGAAGAATTTAGTTCGTCATTGTCTCCCAAAAAGTCGTTTAAGGTTTTTAGAAAATGTGTTAATCAAGTAAAAGACAAAGTTGAGCCTCGCCCAGGCACAGACAAAGAAGAAGCAGCTTCCAGGATCTGCACAGACGATTCAAAAGAAAAAGGCGCAACTTTAAGAAAGCCCACATGGTATAAAAAATATTTACAAAGAAAAAGACCAGGCGGAAAATCAGGTAAATAAAAATGGCTAACAAGAACTCTAAAACTCCTCGCGATTATTCAAAAGAATATAACGCACCAGGTTCGAAAGAACAAAACGAGCGTAACAAACGTAAGCGCGATAAGCGCAAGCATGATAAACTATATGGAGAATGCCCAGAAGGAACAGAACTTCACCATACAAATGGCATAGAAAATGATGAAGTTGAGTGTGTTCCTGTTTCAAAGAATCGCGGAAGAAAAGAAAAGTCAAGATTAAAAGATGGCGAGATTGTTATAAGAATAAAAAGAAAGAATGCTGAAGTTAAAAAACTTAAAGAAATCGACTCTTTTTATGGAGGCGATATAGGCGTCGGTCCCTCGCCAATACAAAAAAAATCACCAAGAAACAAGCCTTTAGATTTGGCAAAAAAAGAATTCTTACAGGCGTTAAGGCAAACTAGGGTAGGCAACCTTTCATTTAAGGATGCTCAAGAGTTTGATAAAAGAATGATGGATGTTCTTGAAAAAGCAATCGATAATAAAATAAAAGATATTGCAGATGACTATAAGGTATTTGGTAAGAAACTTGAGGAAGATTATGCTGCTGGACAATTACTCGCGGAAGAAATCTGGAACGGTAAGTTTTTAGATTCAGGATTTGATAGACAGAAATATATTTCAGAGTGCAAAAATAATTTAAATGAGGGGTTCCTTCAATCTTTTAGCGATGTTGTAAACTATGGTAAGCAAAAGTATAATGATTTTAAAGATGTTGCAGATCAAAAATTACAAGGATTCATTGACAAAGGGCTAGACTTATTAATTAATTTCTTTGAGAAAATGAGAGAAGTTGCAAGAAAGGCAACAGGAGAGATTGGAAAAATATTGAGAAAAATCTTTCCAAAATACAAAACCAGAGATCTCGTAAGCATTGTTAGTGTTTTTAAGCAACCAAAGTATTTGAAAATAGGTGCAACAATTCTTTCGATGATTTTAAAGAAGGCAGCAAAACTTGGAATTAACGCCATATTAGATGCACTTTCGGGTGGTTCAACTGCTGCGGCAAGAGTCATAACATCAATTCGAGATAAGATTGAGCAAATAAAACTATTCATCAAATCAGTCATGGAAGCACTTGATCCAGGAGGCATTTTGGATGGATTAGAATTATACTCTAATATTAAAAAGGGCATGGACTTCTATAAAGAACTTAAATCTGATTTAGGAAATCGAGGACCACAACTAAACCTTTCAGGAGTATAATATGATTACAATAAAAAAAATATGGTCATTTCTTAAAAATTATTGGTACATTCCTTTAGTAATAGCTGTATCATCTATTGGATATTTGCTCACAAAGAGCAGAAAAATCCCAACAGATGAAATACTAAAAGCTTCCAAGAAGACGCATGAGGTCGAAAAAGCCGCAATTGAACACGCAGCAGAACAAAAGGTAAAAGCAAAACAATTAGTTGAGGAAGAATACCAATCTGCCGTAAAATCAATTAAAAAGATTCATGATCTTCGTAACAAAACACTGGAAAACAAAAAGAAAAAAGAGATCAAAAAGATAGTCAAAAAGCACTATAATGAACCAGAAAAGATTTCTAAAGAAATCTCTGATTTATTTGGAGTGACATATGTCCCTAAAAAGCGTAACAATTCTGATTAGCATTTTATTTTTTTCTTCCACAAGTTTAGCACAAACATCAACAAGTACAGCAGGTAAGTTCGCACTCGTCGAAAAAGGTGAGCGAGCACCTTTTAAAGGAACACTTTTTGATCCTGTTGCAACAGCAAAAATAATCGCAGATAAAAAACATCAACAAGAAAAGTGTAAAGTCGAGTTAGATTATGAAAAAGCAATGCTAAAAGCAGGATGCGATAGGGATACAAAATATCTTAAATATGAGTTAGAAATTGAACGGAACAAGCACAAGTTAATCTATGATGCCCAGCAAGAAGAGATCGAAACTTTACGTAAATTAGCAAAAGGATCCAACACAACTCTTTGGGCAACCATTGGATTCTTCCTTGGTGCAGGAACATCAATCGCCATCTTTTATGCGGCAACAGAGATAGCAAAATGAAAGACGATAATCATTTAATCAAAGTAGAAAAAGCCATCCAGGAAAAATATGGCGACGAAGCAATCCAAAACCCAAAAGCAAACTGGGATCAAGAAAAAGAAAAAGAATATCTAAAACAGATAAAAAAGGTCTACAAAAGCCAGAAACCCAAGGAGAAAGTAGAGGTTAATGGTATTTTAATGCCCAAGAAACTATTTAACAGAGAGTCAGAAAGAACTTGTCCGGTTTGTGAGGTTTATACTCGATATAGCCAAGATGATCTTTATTTGACTAAATTTAAATGTTGTTATCGTTGCTATATTCAGCACGTTGAAGGAAGAGAAGAAAAATGGTTAAACTCACTGAAGAAGAACTCCGAAAATTAGTACAGGAAGAAATTGATAGTCTTTCTGAAGAAGAGCTAAATGAATTTTTACCAGCATTCACAGGTCTTGGTAAGGGAATTAAAAAAGCAGCAAAGGGAGCCTTGAAGGGATACCGAGAAGGTCGCGCAGAAGTAGTTAAAGCAAAACTTCAAAAAAAATATGGCGACAAAATAATCAAGATGAAAAATAATGCGGAAGATATTCTCAATGCTGCCAAAGCAGACATTGAGAGACAGAAAAAAATCTACAAAGACGAACTTGCAAAATCAACATCTTTAGATAAAATCATAGCTAATCTTGAAGAGGTCGTGACGGATTTAGGGACCGTTGAGAACGCATTTAGTGCAAGACAACAAGCAGTATCAGAAGACGATTCTCAAGGGAGTGAAGAGTAATGTCAGCTGAAGTATTGGAAATCGTTCGTGGTATTTCAACAGTATTAGCGAATACATATGATGGTGCATTAGACGAGAACGGAGAACCTATCAAAACTGGACTTCGTAGGGAAGAAGGTGATCCAATACTAGACAAAAGAATTATTGATGGGTTTAATGGAAGCATCCATGGCAATAGCCTAATCATTAAATATCATGGCGAAATTCACCTAAAAGAAGTTCATGGTGGAAAGTTTGAAGATGAGATTGCACAAAGAATGCAAGACATTGCAAACTATATTAAAAAAGAATATAAGAAGGTGACAGGCAACGCCCTTACTTTAACTAAAGAAGATAAAGAGCCAGACGTTCTTGTTCAGTCCATGTCAAGAATTCGCTCTTGGGTTCAAGCAAATCAAAAATTTAAGATTGGTGGCATTCCTGATCAGCCACAAATGGGCAAAACTGTTGATGAAAGACTAAATGACACATTTAAAAAATTTCTTGGTTTTGATGAGTCTGTTTTTCCTGGTGCTCAAAAGCCTAAAAATGTAAAAGGTAAAAGAGACGAGGAACCAAAAAAATGAAACTATCAGAAAAAGAAATAAGAGATATTATTCGTGAAGAATTAAAAAACTTATCAGAGCAGCAACCGGGTGGTGATGAAAAAATAACTGGTCCTGGTGCAATGCAGATTAAGAAAGCAGAAAAAGGTCTTAATCGTATTAAAAATGTAATGGCTCCAACTCTTAAAAGCTTGGAAAACCTTGGATTGCGGGCAAGAGTCAATTTTGCTCTGCATCTTTTAGAACCTTTAAATCTTCAACAAAGAGAAATCGTTGAACTAAAAAAACAGCTTGATAAGAAGGTAAAAAAATAGAAAATGAAGCTTACAAAAGAAAATCTTAAAAAAATAATCTTGGAAGAGATGGACAATATGCCCAAGAAAAGATCTCCACGCGAAATCATGAGAAGTATATCCAAGCTTGCAGACGAGGCTCAAATGAATAAGAGTTTCGGACTTCCCGAAGTCACAAAAGACTATCAACAAAAACTCGCTGCTTTGATTTCAGAATTAAGCGATGATGAAGTGAACGAGATTTTTGGTATTGGAAAAGACAGCGATTCGGACTTAAAAAAGCAAATTGCTCAACTTAAGAAAGATAAAGATGCAGCCTTAAAATTAGTTAAAAAAGTAAGAGATAGGTGTAAATAAGTGAAGCTGTCAAAAAAAATACTTCAGAAGATCATCAAAGAAGAGATTGATAATTTCTTATTAGAAGAAAAAAATGACAACGAAAAAATTGCCGCTATGGAAAAATTGATTGTCCTGGCGCAACGTCTTTATAATAATCTGGATGGTGGTGATGGAATTTTATCTCAATGGGGTGGCGGACAAGAAAAAGCCACTAACCTCGCTTGGACCAAAGATTTAGTTTTAATGCTAAACGCAAGATTGAACAGAATAAAGTCTGGTGAATACGGAGAACCACCTCCTGAACAAAAAATCGATCTCAAGAGGATGGTGAATAGGGTATTGAGAGGGATGAATAATTTTTTGTCAGCGATAAGCTTCATTGACAGTATTGTTGGAAAAAAAGAAAATCAAGGACTACAAGAAAAATCAGAACGCCATCTTCATAGAATATCAGAAGACAATAATGAAACAGACAGGACTTTCCAACGAGCAAAGAGTTCACTTGTACGCAGTTTTAAAAGAATAGTTAAAAAACTTACTTGGAGCGGTCCCGGTTCAGCCGGTTCGGGATACTTAACTCGCGATGGTCAAGAGGGAGTGTCCGAACTTATTTCGCTTATAGAAAACTCCGAAGATATAAAAGAGATCAACATTTACTTAAGAGAGTTGAAAGACGAAATTATGGATAGTTCAACTTCGAGAACGTGGATTCAGAGTGGACCGACCCGTGGTGGTATGGTAGATTCAGAACAATATAAGGCTTGGTTCAGATTTCAAGAGCAAATTCGTCAATTTGAAAATTTAGTATTAGATATTTCTGAAAATAGTTTAGAAGATACTTTAGGCTTGACTGAAAGAATGGTTGCGATTATAAGATCTCCTGAACTTGAAGGGGTCTGGCTTAAAGATATCGAAAAATTGCTTTTAGATGTTATCGCATCTATTTCTAACACCGAACGGCAAGTGGCAGGATGGCAGTGGTGATGTATGTCCCAGTATCTTTCCAAAAAAGATCTTGTTAAAGAGATAGTTAAATGCGGTAAAGATCCCGTTTATTTTATTGACAATTATTGCAAAATCTCACATCCAACTCGTGGACAAGTTCCATTCAAGACTTGGGATTTTCAAAAAGAACTATTACAAAAATTTAACGATTATCGCAACAACGTGATACTAAAATCAAGACAGATGGGTATCTCAACTGTGACAGCTGCTTATGTGTCGTGGATGATGTTGTTTCATCGTGATAAAAATATACTGGTTATTGCTACAAAATTTAGCACGGCAGCAAATCTTGTTAAAAAAGTAAAGGCAATGATGAAAAACCTTCCACCTTGGTTTGATCAACTTGCACAAATTGCAATCGACAATCGCTCTTCATTTGTTCTTAATAATGGTTCAGAAATCAAAGCTTCATCAACTTCAGCAGATGCTGGTCGTTCTGAAGCACTATCGCTTCTTGTAATCGACGAGGCAGCACACATTGATGGATTTGATAGTTTATGGACAGCTCTCCAACCTACAATGGCAGCTGGTGGTCGATGTATTGCTCTTTCTTCTCCAAACGGTGTTGGCAATTGGTTTCACAAAACTTTTATCGCTGCTGATGCAGGAGATAATGATTTTCATCCCACCACATTGCACTGGACCCTCCACCCTGAAAGAGATGATAAATGGTTTGAGGAGACAACAAGAAACCTTTCTCGTAGAAAAGTTGCACAAGAATACGAATGTAGCTTTAACGCTTCGGGTGAAACTGTAGTTCATCCTGATGATTTAGATAAATTAAATAAAATATTCTGTGAGCCAAAGCACCAAACAGGATTTGACAGAAACTTTTGGATTTGGAAAGAATACGATAAAGAAAAAAAATACTTTCTTGTAGGTGACACTGCACGTGGAGATGGGCAAGATTATTCTGTTTTTCATGTTTTTGAGTCTGAAACAATGGAACAGGTTGCAGAATATCGTGGTAAACCAACGTTGGATATTTACTCCAGAATTCTTTACGACGCTGGAATAGAATACGGCTCTTGCATGATCGTTTTAGAGAATAATAATATTGGTTTCTCTGTTTTAGAAAAACTGATAGAGCAAAAATATCCCAACATATATTATTCAACAAAAGGCAGTCATGAGTTTGTTGAGCATTATGAAGCAGACTACATATCAAATTCGGTAGCAGGATTTACAACCTCACAAAAAACCAGACCGTTGGTTATTGCAAAATTAGAAGAGTTTATAAGAAATGATATGATTGTATTAAACTCTGAACGTTCCTATAAGGAGCTTAAAACATTTGTTTGGAGAAATGGAAGACCAGAAGCTCAAAGGGGATATAATGATGACCTTGTAATGTCTCTTGCTATTGGTTGCTGGATTAGAAGCACAGTTATGCAAGAAAACTTACGAGATGTTAATTATAAAAAGACGTTCTTAAACTCTATGATTTTTACAAAAACTTCGTTAAATACGACAATTCCTGGTATGCAAGGCTACAAAAACCATGAAAAAACTGATAAAATCAAAGAAGCAAAAGATATTTATAAGAAATACGACTGGATAATAAAAGGATAAACAGAATGAGCGACCAAGGCAACAACCCCAAAAATAATGATTCCCCTCTTTTTAGAGCGTTAACAAAGTTTCTATCAGGACCAATCACAAGATACCAAAGACAAAATCCCCGACAACTTAAGCGGTGGCAACTTGACAAATACAAGTTTACTTCTCCAGCAGGCTTGAGTTTTAAGAAAACCGCCTATAGTCCTTTTGATAACGTTTATTCAAAATCGCTTGCAGGTATCTCAAGATCAGAAAGATATGTTGATTTTGATCAAATGGAATATACTCCAGAGATTGCTTCTGCACTTGACATCTATGCAGATGAGATGACTACTTCATCACAACTCCAGCAAATGCTTAATATTACTTGCCCTAATGAGGAAATTAAATCAATTATTCACACGCTTTTTTATAGTGTGTTAAACATTGAGTTTAATCTTTATGGCTGGGCAAGGACAATGTGTAAATATGGAGATTATTTTCTTTATTTAGATATCGATGAAGATATTGGTGTTAAGTCAATTATTGGTCTACCTCCACAAGAAATTGAAAGATTAGAAGGAGAAGACAAAACAAATCCAGATTATGTTCAGTTCCAATGGAATAGCGGTGGATTAACATTTGAAAATTGGCAAATTGCCCACTTTAGAATCCTTGGTAATGACAAGTTTGCTCCTTATGGAACATCTGTTTTAGAGCCTGCTCGTCGTATTTGGAGACAATTAACTCTATTGGAAGATGCGATGATGGCTTATCGTGTCGTTCGCTCGCCTGAAAGAAGAGTGTTCTACATCGATGTTGGTGGCATTCCAGAGTCAGATGTTGAGCAACATATGCAACGTATTGTAACTCAAATGAAGAGAAATCAAGTTATTGATGCAGACACCGGTCGAGTTGATTTGCGCTACAATCCAATGTCAACTGATGAAGATTATTTTATTCCTGTTCGTGGTGGACAAGCAGGTACAAGAATTGAGTCACTTCCAGGTGGAACTTATACCGGCGACATCGATGATGTAAAATATTTGCGTGATAAATTGTTTTCTGCTCTTAAGATCCCAGCCTCTTATCTTACACAAGGCGACGAAGGAACAGAAGACAAAACAACTCTTGCACAAAAAGACATTCGCTTTGCAAGAACCATTACAAGACTGCAAAGAAATATTATTTCAGAGTTGGAAAAAATCACCGTGATTCACCTTTACACCCTTGGTTTCCGTGGAAAAGATCTGCTTTCGTTTAAGTTGAGCCTGAATCAGCCATCGAAAATTGCAGAACTGCAAGAGCTTGAGCACTGGAGAACTAAATTCGATATTGCAACTGCTGCAACTGAAGGTTACTTTAGTCGTGCTTGGGTATCTAAAAATATCTTTGGTCTATCTGATGATGAAATTGTTCGCAATCAAAGAGAGATGTATTTTGATAGAAAACTTGACGCCTCGCTCGAAGCTGTTGCAACAGCCGCCACAGAAGATGCTGCCGGAGGTACGGGCGGAGATATGGGAGGAGACATGGGTGGTGATGATCTCGGTGGTGATGATCTTGGCGGGGATGATCTTGGTGCCGGTGATGAAGGTGCAACTGAAGAACCCGCAGAAGATGATTCTGTTCTCCTCTCTACCCCTGGAAATAGAAATCAGCCATATCTCACGCCAGGCGCAAAAGGCAAGT